ACGCTTTACTTCATCAAGCCGGGCGGTAAGGTTGGCTTTCCGTTGGCGTATCTCTGTTCTGCTTGCCGCGTCTTCCGCGTTGAAGGCTGGAAGCTGTTCGGAAAGTTCCTTTATTTCTTTTTCAAGCGCAACCCATTCCGGGAGGTCTTCTCCGTTAATATCCGGTTCGGTATTTACGCGGGGATTGTCATTCAAAACCTTTTGCAACGCTTCGCGGTCTTCTTTCGCCTTTGCTACGGCGGTAGTGTGGCTGGTTTCCAATTCGGCTAACGCTTTGTCTATCCGGTTGGCTTCTTCTTCCTGCGATGTTATCATTTCGTTTAACCGCTGACCGTCCGTGTTAATCTTGTTAAGGCGTTCTTCCCGGTCTGCATAGAATTTTTCGCGAGCGGCTTCCCGGTCGGTGTTATATTTTGCTAATGCTACCGGGTCGGCGCAAGCGTGCTTAAACAACGGGCAAACAAGACTTTCCGTAGCGGTAAATTCTTCGGCGTTTACTTTGTACCATCTTTCGCGTAGTTCGTTCTGCATTTGTTTGTAGCCTTCTATTGTGCTTTGCGTCCGTTTCTTCTCGTTCGTCAAACGGTCGTATTCACTACGGTAGCGGCTGGCTTCGCTGCGTTCGTCGTTTATAACCTGCTGTAACTTACGGTCGGCATTATTGTAAGTTTCGTTCTTCTTGAACGCTTCGTTCCTTGCCGTTTCCTTTGCCTTAAATACTAATGCGTGCTGGCTGCTACGTTTGTCATTTATGGCGGTTTGTACCTTAGCGGCAGCTTCATAGGCGATACGGTTGGCTTCTGCTGCTGATGCGGCGGCTTCGTCTATGTCGTTCAATTCTTTTGTAAGTTGCTCCTTTTTGGTGTTAAGGGCGGCATAGTCCGGTGTAAGCGGGGTAGCACGCGTTATTTCGTCAATACGCGTAGGTATCTTTTCCAATTCCTTCGTTATCTTCTCCTTTTGCGCTGAAATCTCGCGCTTATAGTCTTCTACCGTTTTCCCGCTAAGCCGTTCTATCAATGCGGCAAAGGCGGTATCGCCCTTCGCTATGTCTTCGTAGCTTACGCCCCCGGCTATCTGCAAAAGCATTTCGCGTTGTGCCGTCCAATGAAGGGAAAGGAAATAGTAGGGGTTGGTAATCATCTTGAAAACAGCTTCGGGTATAATTTCGTTTATACGTTCGTCGTATTCGCCTTTTGTTTTTAATGGTACTCCATTATAGAAGTAGTCGGTATGATGTCCCTTTAACTTCCTTTCCGTCTTTCCCTTCTCTGTTTTCCATTCTTCAACCAATACGCGACGGAGTTCTACGGTTTCAACACTTCCCGTTTCGGTATCTATTATTTCCAACGTTCCGGCTACCTCGTGTTCAAGGTCGGGAATAAAGTTACCTTCTGCGTCGTTGGTCTTAATTCCGAACTTACTATCTACGTTACCTTCACTGTCTTTGCCCCAAAGAAGCCATGTAAAAGCGTCCATTATGGTAGTCTTTCCCGTGCCGTTCCGTCCGCTTATGGTTGTAACTGTGTCGTTAAAGTCTATAACGACGTTGCGCAAGCCTTTGAAATTTACAAGGCTTAGACGTTTGATGATTGCTTTTTTGCTCATATTACTGATATTTTTGAAGTGAATAAAATCCCGCGTCAAGACTTACGGTTATTTTCTCTAATTTCTTCTTTTGGGCTGCATAGGAGCGTGCTATGCTGTTCAGGTAGCCCGTAAGGTTTACTATGTAGGTGCGCTTCTCTATGATGCAGTTTAGGGCTACGTCTAAGACGGCTTCCCAAACTTCCCGTACGCGTTCCGGCTGTACCGCTATTCTGTGCCGGATGATATATTCCGTTACTTTTGCCTTGCGGCTTTCAATCTCGGTTATTACCATTGAAAAATCACCTGTCCGGTATGCCTGCAATACAATCGCGCAAAATTGGATGGCGTTCAAATATTCTTCTTGTATATTGGAAACGCTTGTTCTCTTTCTCAAACGCTCCCTAATCCGTTCTTGAAATGTGTTACGATCTATTAGTTCTATCTGCCCGCTGGTTGTTTCAACTATACAGTATTTTCGGCTAATTTCGCGCGGGTCTATGTTCTTTTCCGCCGAATAAAGGAAACGTTTAAGGCTTCCGGTGTATTTTTCCCCGTTATCCGCCTTTAATATCAATGCGTTATTGCATGGTTTCAATATACGCGGTTCTACTCCCCGGCAGTAACTTCGTATCTGCCTGCTCTCCCTATTTATTTCATATTTAGAAAAGCCGGGAATGTTAATCCAAATGTTTTTAATCATATAGCTGTGTTTTAAAAGTTATTTCTTTTTGTTGCCTGCTGCCAGCTTTAACGCTAAATCAGCGTCAATAATCAGTAGCGCGCCTACTTGCGTTATCGCTGCATCAATCCGCCCGGAAGCCTTCAACCGTGCTGCGGTTGTCTTGGAACACCCTAATAGAATTGCAAGCCCTTTCAAACCGTACACGTAACGTTTCGCCGTTTTAGGCTTTTCCGGCTTCTGTGCCGCAGCTTCTATACGTTCGTCTATCGCGTCCATAAGTTCGCCGAGCGTAAGGTCTATTATTCGTTTCTTTGTGTCCATAGTCTAACTGTTTTCGTCGTCTTTAATGTCCGGTATTGTCTTCGCCGCAACCTTTATTGAAAGGGCGAAATTCGCAACTACAAGGAATACTGCCCATATAGGCGCGGTTTCAGTGTCAATGCTTAGAAGTATAAAGGAAACGGCAACCCAAGCAAGGGTAAGCCAGTTATACCACTTTAGCGGTTTCGTAAATTCTATGCCGATGGCTTTAAAAATCTTAGTCATAACTGCAAACTTCAAAAGGGTTATAGTCGTTTTCGCCTTTGCGCCTTCCTGTCGTTTTGACAATCCGTGTGATCTGCGCGCGTCTTCCTACTCTGAAAAAATCGCCGTTCCCGGTAAGTTCCTTCGGGAGTATAAGCAGAAGAAGGGCTACCGCTACGAATGTGCGTTTTAACGGGTCAAGGCTTACCGGAACATTATGCTTTGTACAGAACCACCAAACGCAAAGTTCCGTAGCCTTTTGTATGCCTACTTTCGCGTAGATGTTCCGGGCTGTATTCTCTACGGTGCGGGTAGAAATAAACAGAATGTCCGCTACTTCTTTCTTGGAAGCTCCCCACGCCAGCAAGTGCGCTACTTCGGTTTCCCGCCTGCTTAGTTCCACGTTTAGTTTCATACGTCCCAAATGTTAGCTGTTATTCCGTATTTGTTGAATACGCCTTCTACGGCTTTCGCTTGCGTTACTTTAGGTTCTATCTTTCCGTCCCGGTATGCGTAGAAACTGTTCCGGTTATTTATTCCCAAAGCGGCTTTAATTTCCGTTACCGCTATTTTGTAATCGCCTACACGTAACTGGTTCAACCCGCTAAGGAAGCCCTTGCTTTTTTTCTTATTTTCTGTTGTTACTACCATAATTGTAAAATTTAAAATTCATAGTGCGCGGGGGAAGGTTCGCCCTTCGTACGCCCGTAGCGTCCCGCGCGCGGTCTGTTTCCGCAGTCATCGGTTTATAGCCTTTACAAAGGGGATTCCTTTTCCGCTGGCTTATATATAGTTCCTCTGATTTGTATTAAGGTAATACGTTAATCGGAAGAAGAAGCGTTACCTATCTGCTTGTAATAGCTGGTATCTTCCATGCTATCCATGTAGTTAAGCATACGCAAAAGTCTTTGCAGGTCTTCCGGGCTTAATTCCCGTTCTTCTTCGTTGTTGTCGTCACTATGCTTGCCAAATAGCCTATGCTTTTGTATGTACGCTTCCGTAAACTCCTTTTGCATCCGCTTCATGTCCTTTGTAAGCTGTTTGTAGTGCCAATCGTACAAAGCCTGCAATTCTACGTACTGCATTTTGGTTAATTCAACGGTAACGTATCTTCTGCGCTGGCGGTAGCTCATCCGTATTTCGTTTGTAACGTTGAAATAGCACTGGGTAAACAAAGTAAATCCGTACCCGTTTTCCTTTACGTTGAAGGTGTACTGCTGTTTTTCTTCCTGTGCTTCTACTATTTCTTCCAACGAAACTCCGTATTTAGCTAATAGTTGGTCTAACAAACGCTTTGCGTTCAGGGCTTCGCCTTTCTCACCGCGTTCCGCAAGGGCTTGTAGTTTCTGAACCTTGCTTCTAATGCTTTCAAAATCTTTCTCCATATAGCTGAATGTTATGTTATTTTACATAGAAAGTAATGCGAAGCCCTCTACGCAGGCAGCACTTAACTTTGTCTAATCCGGCTTTCAAAGCACGTGTTACAAACTTATCGGCTAAAGTTTCGCCAATCAATTTCAGAAGTCCGCTTACGCCTACCAGCTTGTTAATACGGTTGCCTTCGTTGTCTATTCCGCTTACTTTAATGCGGAAGTTCCTGTTAATGAATTTACTTGTATGTATCATATAGCTTTTATAAATTTCTGTAAATTAGCGTGTTTTTGTCATTGCTAAGTGTTCGCTTTTTGCTTACCTTTGCAACTGAACAACTAACACAATGCAAATGTATAGTAAAAGCATACAATATGCAAACTAAAAGTGTTCATATTTTTAGCTGAAAGCTGATTTTTAACTTTTAGAAACAGTTACGTTTATGGAAACAAGTGTAAAAGAGCGACTTAAACAATTTATAGATACGCTGAATATTAGCGAAAGGGAATTTTGCAGGCGCATTGGCGTGTCTTCCTCTTATGTTATGTCTATAAAAAAGTCTATTCAACCGGATAAAATGCAAGCTATTAGCATACACTTCCCGGAACTTAATCCGCTTTGGCTTTTGTTGGGTCAGGGGGAAATGTTGTTGTCTGACGGAAAGAAGGAAGGCGAACAACGGCAAAATACGGGCGGGTTGCCTTCTTCCGAACTGTTGGCTAAGTTGCTGGAAGAAGCTAATAACGAAAAGGCGCGTTTGCTTTCAATTATAGAAAGCCAGCAGCGTACAATAGAAAGCCTTACAGAATTAAACAAAAAAGCCAATGCCCAAACGGTAGAACGTGCTGGATGTGCAAATGCCGTTTAGTATTCGGTCGTAAAGTTCCGAAATTCTAAAAAGGCTTCCATAACATAGTATCACACGCACGTACTTATATGATAATAATATCATACAATCGCCGTATTAAAGTGATACGAAAACAAGGCTATTTTAAGCCCATTTTCGCGTTATTTTATTTTCGCCTTACAACTATACCATTTTGGAACGAAATGCGCTTAAATTGAAAAATCAACAAAAATAACTATTAGCTATATGGTAGAAGTAAATGTAGATAAGTTTTATAGTAATCGGGCTTTGTACCCGTTTATTCCAGCGGTTGTGTTTGACGCGTTGGAAGCTGCCTATTTGTCCGGGAATGAATGTGCCCGAATACCGGAAGGGGAATATAATAAAATGATGTCTGACCTTAAACGTGCGAATTTATGCCCCGTACAATAGCTAAACCTTCGCCTATAAGCGATGGGATAAACCGTCGTTTCTTTGAAGCTATTGAAGCGATTGTTAGTTTGGGTAAGGTTAGCGCGTTGGAGGCGTTTTGTACGCTTTACGATTTGAGTGCGCCACGTTATAGGGAAATGCGGCTTACTTATGGCGTTTCTCCGAAGCCCGGCTACCAATCACGCTACAAGAATATAGAAGTAGAAGCGATTTATTCGCTGGTCGTTAATTATCCTATTTCCTCACGCTGGCTTATAACCGGGCGCGGTAAAATGCTTATCGAATAATGAAGTTTTCTATTAAGTACCAATTATCGCCGCGAACGGAAGGGGATAGGCTAACGGAAAACGTGCCTATACGCTTACGGGTGTCTTTTGCTGGTATTCGTGTAGATTTACGTTCCGGCTATGTAATAGACGCGGAAAAGTGGGATAATAATAACGCCTGCGTGAAAGTCGGCGCAAAGAATAGTTTCAACCAAACGGCAGGCGAAATAAATCGCGCTCTAACAAACCTTTCTTCTATTGTTGAAGAAGTCCTAACCCGGTTTGAACTTGACAACCGCAGAACGCCAACTGCGAAAGAATTTAAGGCAGCTTTTGATGAAGCAACCGGAAGGAAGAAGAAGGACGTTACGCCGGACTTCTTCACGGTCTTCGACAAATTTGTAGTAGAAGCTGGTACGGCTAATAACTGGGTTCCGGCTACTTATACGAAGTTTAGCAGTTTGCGTAAGCATCTATACGCATATATGCCACAGCAAATACTAAATCTACTAACGAAGGAAAACTTACAAGGCTTTGTTAAATACCTGCAAGATGCGGGGCAAATGAATACGACCGTAAGCAAGTATATGAGTTATGTACGTTGGTTTCTCCGTTGGGCTTGTAATAACGGCTACTATAATGGGCTTTTGCATGAACAATATAAACCGCGTTTCAAGGGGATAGACTGCAAAGAAGTTATCTTCCTTTCATGGGAAGAACTGCAACACTTTCTAAAATATCAATTCCCGGAAAACCGCAGTTCTTTGTCGTGCGTACGTGATGTGTTTTGCTTCTGCTGCTTTACTGGGTTGCGCTATTCCGATGTAGCCCGGCTACGTCCCTGCGATGTCAAACGGACAACAAACAAACCTTTTATATCCATCGTTACTCTGAAAACCGAAGACCGTTTGCATATAGAACTGAACAAATACGCGCTTCAAATACTTGACAAATACAAAAACATCAAATTCCCCAAAGGGTTAGCCCTTCCGGTTATCAGCAATGCGAAAATGAACGAATACCTTAAAGAAGCTGCCGAAATGGCTGGAATAAAAGAACCCGTTAGAATAGTGTTTTTCAAGGGGAACAAACGTTATGAAAATGTTTTGCCGAAGTGCGAACTTCTTACTACGCATAGCGGAAGAAAGACGTTTATCTGCAATGCTATAAGGTTGGGTATTCCAACTAATGTTATTATGGAATGGACGGGGCATAGTGATTACAAGGCAATGAAGCCGTATATAAAAATAGTGGATGCGGTTAAAGAGGAAAATATGTCTAAATTTGACACCTTTTCCGAAGAAAGAAGAAGCAATAGTAAAAAATAGAAAACCCGAAAAAGTACCCGAAAATGGCTTTACTATTTGGGTACGGTTGTACCCAACCAATAGCGTAAAATCCCGAATATTCGGCTACTTATGAAAATGTGATAACAGTTGATTATATTTGAATATCTTGGGCTTAGAGCCGTACGCACCGCGAAAGCAAATAGTAAATTAAAGAAAAATCCCGAAATTCAAAAGTTTCGGGATTTTTTTCGTATTAACGAATGTGATGTTCAATGTATTTGCCTATAAGTTTTTAGACAACCTTTCTTGTATATTCATCTTTAATAAATATCTTTGAAGATCATAAATTATGAAAGATGGAAGATCTTGTAAATAGACGCTGTGGATGGGCTGGTACGGACGATTTATATGTGAAATATCACGATGAGGAATGGGGTAAATTGGTTACCGATGATAAAACCTTATTCGAATTTCTTGTTCTGGAAAGTGCCCAGGCTGGATTGGCTTGGATTACTATTCTTCGTAAGCGTGAAGGGTATAAAAAAGCATTTTATAATTTTGATGTTGAGAAAGTAGCTGCGATGACCTCGGATGATATTGACCGGCTGATGCTTTTCGATGGGATTGTCAGGAATCGGCTGAAGATTGCATCCACGATCACGAATGCCAGATGTTTCATCGCGATTCAAAAGGAATTTGGCAGTTTCTATAATTATACGTTATCGTTTTTCCCTGAACAGAAACCGATTGTAAATAATTTCAAATCGTTGAAGGAGATTCCGGTTACAACCCCAGAATCTGATGCGATGAGCAAAGATATGAAGAAACGAGGGTTTAAGTTTTTTGGCTCTACGATCTGTTATGCTCATATGCAGGCTACAGGGTTTGTAAATGATCATTTGGTAGGGTGTCTTTGTCGGAAAAAGACTCTTGCTGATTGTCCGGTTTAG